TATGGAACCAGAACAAATCCTTTACAAACTTCAAAGAGCATTAGAAAGACGAGTCAATCAATTGGCAATCTCGGTTACGTCCGGAGGGGTTGACAACATGGAAACATACAAGTATATAATAGGGCAAATTAATGCACTGGAATCAGTGCGACAGGAAATCTCTAACCTGCAACATGATAAGGAGCTAAATGGCAAATCAGGGACAGTTATCGACCTCAAGCGAGGACTCAAAGATCCACCTTCCAAATAAAGAATTAGTTGGATTAAAAAAATCAGAACCAAAAAAAGAAGTCACAAAAGAAACTACAAAATTACCTAAACCTACCGGTTGGAGAATATTAGTTTTACCTTTCAGAATGAAAGAGAAAACTGATGCAGGTCTTTTAATCGGATCAGAAACTATAGACAGACAACAAGTAGCATCACAGTGCGGAAACGTTATTGCGATGGGGGACTCTTGTTACAAGGATAAAGAACGATATCCTAACGGTCCGTGGTGCAAGGTCGGTGATTGGGTGGTCTTTGCTCGTTATGCAGGATCACGCATTGAAATTGAAGGTGGAGAAGTTCGTCTTTTAAATGAAGATGAAATATTAGCAACCGTACAGGATCCAACAGATATCCTGCACAAATTTTAACATAGGAAGGAAACTATGCCAGAAGAAGAAAAAGTAAAACCAAGTGAAAAATTGGTTGATATTGATACATCGGGGCCTGAAACAGATGTAGCAGTAGAAGAAGTAAAAGAGGAGGCCGTTGTTGAAACCAAGGAAGAAGAACCAAAGATCACGGAAGTTGAAAAAGAAGAACCAGTAAAAGAAGAGCCAGTAAAAGAAGATGAAAAATTAGAAGAATATAGTAAAGGCGTTCAATCACGTATTTCTAAACTCACAAGAAAAATGAGAGAAGCAGAACGTAGAGAAGCAGCCGCTACTGAATATGCTAATTCTTTAGAACAAGCAAGAAGGGTTGATCAGGATAGATTTCAAAAAGTTGATTCTGATTATACTAAAAAATTTGAGGACAACATCAAGACGGGAATGGATTCTGCGCAAAATGAATTAGCGCGTGCCATTGAAGCGGGTGATGCTAAAGCTCAAGTTGATGCAAATAAAAGAATTGCTACGTTAGCATTTGACGGTGCAAAACTAGAGCAACGAAAAGAAAGTATTGCGCAGGAAAAACCTGTACAGCTTTCTGACGGTGGACAATTACCAAAAGAGACACCAAGATCAATGCCACAAGCAGATCCAATGGCTGAAGATTGGGCAAGTAAAAATACATGGTTTGGACGAGACAGACCTATGACTTTTACTGCGTTCGAAATTCACAAGGATCTAGTTGAAAAAGAAGGATTTGATCCTAAGTCTGACGAATACTATGCGGAAATCGATAAAAGAATAAAAGTTGACTTCCCGCATAAATTTGCTATAGGTGGGAGTACAGAAACGCCTAAACCCGTTCAGTCGGTGGCTTCTGCGAATAGAAGCGTAAAACAAGGGCGCAAAACTGTGAGACTCACTTCCTCACAGGTGCACATTGCAAAAAAATTAGGAGTGCCACTCGAAGAGTATGCAAAACAATTAAAACTCACGGAAGGAGCATAAGCATATGAAAAAAGACGAAAAAAAAGTAACTTCTCGTGCGGCGGAAACTCGGACAAAAACTGAACGTCCTAAAGAGTACAAGCCACCATCCTCTCTGGATGCACCACCAGCGCCTGACGGTTTTAGACACCGTTGGATTAGAGCTGAATCAATGGGTTTCATCGACGGTAAAAATGTTTACGGAAGATTGAGATCTGGATACGAGTTAGTGAGAGCTGACGAATATTCTAATTCAGACTACCCTGTCATCACTGACGGAAAACACGCTGGAGTGATTGGAGTAGGAGGCCTATTGTTGGCTAGGATACCTGAAGAACTCGCGCAGCAACGAGTTGACTATCAGAGAAAACAAACTGAAGGTCAAGACGAAGCTATAGATAACGACTTACTGAAGGAACAACATAAGAGTATGCCGATCGACATCGATCGACAGTCTCGCGTAACCTTCGGTGGTACAAAGAAGTAAATTTTATTTCTCGGGATAACAACCAATTCCCTATCATCGATTTAAATTAACCGTTTACAGGTAAAACTGTAAACATAGGAGTAACAAATGGCAAATAGCAATACACAAGGCTATGGATTAATTCCCGTTGGTACATTAGGTAATACTCCGTCAACTCAAGGTCAGTCAGCTTATAAGATTGACGCAGGATATAGCGCCGCTGTAATTTATCACGGTGCACCTGTTGTCTCAGCTGCTGGTTATATGACGGAAGGTACTGTTGTAACCACTGGAACGACATCTATGTGTGGTGTGTTGAATGGCATATTTTACAATGCGGCTACAACTTTGAAGCCGACTTGGAACAATGGCTATATTACTGCAGTTACTCCAGCAAACTCCGAAGATACCACTGCGTTTGTTTTAGATAATCCTTTTCAATTGTATCAAGTTGCATGTGATACCGCGCTTACACAAGCAGGCCACATGGAAACATACAATATGAATGCGGTAGCAGGTAGTACTACTACTGGACAATCTTCAAACACTTTGGATATAGACGGACAAACACACGCTACAAACTACTCATGGAGAGTTCTTCGGATCGCAGACGATCCTAGTAACAGTGACATTACAGCAAATTTCTTAAGCGTAATAGCTGTTTCGAATAACAATGAGTTTGTGGATAGCGCGTAATAGGAGCATATAGAAAATGGCAATATCACGAGCACAGCTAGTTAAAGAACTAGAGCCAGGCCTAAATGCACTATTTGGGCTGGAATACAAGCGGTATGAAAATCAACATGCTGAAATATACGTTCAAGAATCTTCTGACAGAGCTTTCGAAGAGGAAGTTATGTTATCAGGATTTGCGAATGCTGATGTAAAAGCGGAAGGGCAAGGCATATCATATGACGAAGCTCAAGAAACTTTTACAGCACGTTACACTAATGAGACTATCGCTCTAGCATTTGCGATAACAGAAGAAGCTATCGAAGATAACCTCTACGATAGAATTGCTTCTCGTTATACAAAAGCTTTAGCAAGATCTATGAGTAACGCTAAAGAAGTAAAAGCAGTCAATCCATTAATTAATGGTCTACCATCTGGTAGCTTTAAGACTGGAGACGCTGTAACTTTATTTAGTACTCAACACCCAACGATTGCAGGAGTATTTAGTAATACTTTAGCAACGGCGGCGGATCTTAACGAAACGTCAATGGAGCAAGCTTTAATAGACATTGCTGCAATGACTGATGAACGAGGTCTTAAAATTGCTGCTAGAGGAGTGAAAATGATCATTCCTTCTAACACTCAATTTACTGCTGAAAGATTATTTAAATCTCAAGGCAGAGTGGGAACAGCTGATAATGATATCAATGCAACTAAATCTATGGGAATGATTCCTCAAGGATATCGAGTGAATAATTTCTTAACTGATACGGACGCATGGTATATTATTACAGACGTGCCAAATGGCATGAAAATGTTCAATCGTGCCCCATTGACAACTGCAATGGAAGGCGATTTCGATACTGGGAACGTTAGATACAAAGCTAGAGAAAGATACGTCTTCGGATGTTCTGACCCTAGAGGTATTTACGGCTCACCAGGAGCGTAATAACATTAGAGATGAGGCCGCCTCAAAACGGCCTCATTTCGTTTATAAAGATAGAAATATGAAAAACTTCCGAGTACAAATTCACCATGAAGGCTATTCTGCTGATTTTAATGTAATGGCTGAAGACACTAAGGAAAGTGTTGAAAAATCAATCCTTGACAAACTAGGACAAAATAAGGTAAAACTGGAGAAAGATGGATTTACCCGTGGTAAATGGATAACCTATGAGGAGGTTATAAATGACGGAAGACCTGTACATTACGAAGAAGTCCTTGGAGTTAGAATGGCAACACGAGCACCTGAAAGCGGGCAAGCATAATATCCGTATGATTGAAATCAATAGACAAATTCAGGATGTTATAAAGCAGATCATTGCCAGCGAATTTGAAGCAGATACGCTTCAAACTAAAGTAAACGACGCTAAGGCTGAAGTTTCGATAGCCACTTAAGCGCTATCACAAATCACACATTTCTGTAGGGATACCTTGCGCTAAATTAAATTTTGCGCTATATCTAAATTAGTATACAATTATTTAACGAATCTAGACGAGTATACTCGACGGCCTAGAGACTAGATTCACAAACTAGGAGTATTATAATCATGGCAACAACTACATTTTCTGGTCCAATTAAAGCTGGTACTATTAAAGTAACAACTGGTACTACTTTAGGAACAGATATTAAAAACACAGGTCAAGTAGTCATGGCTCAAACGAGCCTGATTGACTTATCAGGTGGCGCACTTGCTGCGGAAGCAACGACTGTTGTTATTCCAGCAAATTCACAAATCATAGACATCGTTTTAGATGCTGTGGTAGCGTCAAGTGGTTCAACAAATATTAGTATCGGAG